TTTTTTAATACGATATATTGATACTCTTTTTCAAAAGGATTAGGAGGTTCAAAATTTTTAATTTTATTAAATCTGTCCTCCTCATAATATTCTTTTAAAATATTATTTTCAAAATAAGCAAACGAACAATTATGAGAAATATTTATACCTAATGTTTTGTTCATTTTCTATCTTTCATTCTTAATCAAATTATAATATAATTCAATATATAATACAAAAATTATGCCATTAACTCAATTAAATTTTTTACCAGGATTAGATACAGAAAATACCCAAACAGGAGCTGAGGGTAGATGGACTAATTGCGATAAAGTGAGATTTAGAAAAGGATTGCCTCAAAAAATAGGTGGATGGACTAAATTTAGTGATGATTATTATGTTGGAAGACCGTCTTCTTTGTTTTCATGGATATCATTAGATGGTACAAGATATCAATCATTAGGGAATGATAGAAAAGTTTATGTTTATCAATCAGGAACTAATGCTGATATTACACCTATTAGACAATCAAATTCATTAACTAATGTTTTTACAACAACTAATACAAGCTCTAATGTAGTTGTAAATCATACTTCTCATGGTGCAATTTTAGGAGATTTTATAACAATAACAAATGTATCTGCAAATGTTGGAGGAATTACAACTTCTAATTTAGAAAATGAATTTGAAATTGTAGAAATTAATAATACAAATGCTTATACAATTACAACTCCTGGGACAGCTAATGCTAATGTAAATACAACAAGTAATTGCGATATAGAGTATCAAATAAATATTGGTCCAGCTGTACAAACATTTGGTTATGGTTGGGGAGCAGCAACATGGGGAGAAAGCACATGGGGAACTACTAGAACATCATCTGAAGTAGTTTTAGATATGAGACAATGGTCTTTAAATAACTGGGGAGAAGATTTAATATTAACACCAAAAAATGGTGGTACGTTTGATTGGGATACATCGGGAGGTTTATTTACTAACAGAGCAGAGGCAATTGCAAATGCTCCTACATCATCAATATTATCTATTGTATCTACCGAGAGTAGACACTTAATTTGTATGGGAACAGAAACAACTATTGGTAGTGGCAATACTCAAGATAATTTATTTATTAGATGGTCAGATCAAGAAGATTATAATTCTTGGCTTCCTAATACAACTAACTCTGCTGGATCTCAAAGAATAGCAGGAGGAAGTGAAATAAGATGTGCTAAACCTGCAAAAGGAACTATTTTAATATGGACAGATACTACAATGCATTCGATGTCTTTTATTGGTCCGCCTTTTATATTTGGTTTTAGACAACTAGGTAATGATTGTGGTTCTGTATCTTTAAATAGTGCAATTGTTGTAGATGACATTGCTTATTGGATGTCAGATGGACAATTTTTTAGATATGCTGGTGCTGTTCAAGAAATTCCTTGTCCTATATTAAATCATGTATTTGACGATATAAACAAACAACAATACCAACAAATTTATGCAGGTCATACTTCTGATTTTTCAGAGATAGTATGGTATTATTGTTCTTCTAATTCTACCAATATAGATAAATATGTTATGTATAATTATTTAGAAAACAGTTGGTATTTTGGTAATTTAAATAGAACAACTTGGATTGATAATGGAGTTGAACCTAATCCATTAGGAACTGAGTATTTACCGAATTCAAATATAGCTACTATAACAACAATTTATGGTTTAACCCCGGGACGTTCTTTAATATATCGACACGAAAATGGAGTAGATGCTGACGGAACAGCAATGACAGCTTTTATAGAATCAGGTGATGGTGATATAGCAGATGGAGAAACATTTAGTTTTATAAACAAAGTAATACCTGATTTTAAAAATCAAACTGGTAATGCTACAATTACTTTAAAAGCAAGAGATTATCCTAATAATAATCGTGTATCTGGAGAATCCATAATTGTTTCTAATAGTACAGCTTTTTACAATTCAAGAATAAGAGGTAGACAATCTTCAATTAGAATAGAAAGTGACGAATTAGGTAGTAATTGGCGGTTTGGTACATTAAGAATCAATGTTAGACCTGATGGAAAAAGATAAATATAGAATAAGAGTAGCTCAAATATCAGATGCTGTTCGAATAAGAGAATTGTTGAAAACATGGCTTATTGAAGCTCCATTTAACTTTGGTAACACTAATAATAAGAAAGCTCTTGAAAATATAGTATTTTACATTAAGAATAGTTTTGTTATAGTAGTAGAATATGAAAATACTATTGTTGGTACACTTGCTGCATCAGTAGATGAAACTTGGTATAGTGACAAAAAGTTTATGAGAACTTTATGGTTACACGTAAATCCAAAACATCGAAATTTCAGTATTTTTAGATCAATAATGGTAGTTTTCAAAGAATACGCAATATCACATAAAGTTACTGCGATATGCGAAATATTTCAAGGAAAAGATGTTGAAAGAAAAAATAATGTCTTTTCTAAATTAGGATTCAAAAATATAGGAGGAACATTTATAATCAATGGGTAGTCTTTTTAAACCAAAAACAACAGTAGTTCAAGCGCCAAGTACACAAACAGTTACTTCGCAAATACCAGAATACTTTAAAGAAATTCAAGAACGTACATTAAGATCAGCTGAAGATGTATTTACTCAACCTTACGAAGGATATACAGGTGCACGTGTAGCTGATGTAAGTGCGGGAGAAAGAGCAGCTGCTAATGTATTTACAAATCAAATTTTACCACAAGCAGGTCAATTATCTGAAATAGGTGCTCAAACTTTTGATACTGCTACAATGCAACAATATATGAATCCATATCAAGAAGCAGTTATTAAATCTACATTATCTGATTTAGGAGAAGCTTATGGTCAACAAGAAAGAGGTATGGCAGCTAGAGCAATCGGCGCAGGAGCTTTTGGTGGATCAAGAGAAGGAATTGAAAGAGCTTTAAGTAGAGATAGATTTTTAGATCAAATAGTAGATACATCATCTAGATTAAGACAAGCTGGTTTCGAATCAGGAGCACAAAGATTTGCTGCTGATCGTGCTGCTCAATTAGCTTCTGCTCAAGCAGAGTTATCAGGACTTGCTGGTGCTGCAGCCGGGTTAGGTAGTGCTGGCGCTTTAGAAAGAGGAGTAGATCAAGCTAAGTTAACAGAAGCTTATAGAGATTTTATAGAAGAAAGAGATTTCGAAGGTGGACAAGTAAGATCAATGATTGGTGCTTTAGCTGGTGCTCCTATAAGAACTTATGGAGAAGAAAGATCAGCACTAGTAGGTACACCAGTTGGTGCTCCAAGTCCATTTGCACAAATAGCAGGAGCCGCAGGTGCGTTAGCACCTTTTGTTTCTGATATAAGAGCTAAAGAAGATATTAAATTAGTTGGTAAATCTCCAAGTGGTATTAATATTTATAATTTTAAATATAAAGGTGATGATGTAACATATCAAGGTGTAATGGCACATCAAGTACCTAATGCTTCTATAGTTAATGATGATGGTTATTTAATGGTAGATTACTCTAAGATAGATGTTGAATTTAAAAAGGTAAATTAATGGCTATTAAATTTTTACAGACACGGGAAGGTCCTCAAAAATTACAATTAACTGAAGAACAACTTAATAATTTAACTGATAAAGAAAAATTAGATTTAGAATTAGCTGAAGAGAAAGGTTATATTACTTCTGTAGAATCACAATTAGCAGGATCTAAAGGCACTGTTCCTAAATCAGAAAAAATGGAAGTAGAAGTAACTGGTAATGCTTTAAAAGAAGAAAATAAAAAAGTTGATAGTGATGAAAAAAAAGAAAGTGGATTTAAATCTTTTGTTAGAGGTGTAGGAGAAGCTTTTACAAATATTGCTGAAGGTGCTGAAAAGAAATTAGAAACTGTATATGATGACCGTGAAAAAAGAGCTATGTTTCTTTCTGGTCTTAATACTATTATTGATGCTTCTTCATATACACCTATTACACAAGCTAAGTCACCATTTGGAACTATATCTGGTGGTATTAAAAAAGGATTTTTAGAATCAGAAGCAGTATCAACTAAAAGAAAAAAACAAGATATAGACATGATCAAAGCACAAGCAGGGTTACAAAAAGCATTGAAAGGTGAGCCACCTAGAATTAGAGGAACTGTTGATGAAGCTATATTAAAACTTTATCCAGATTTTCAAAAAAGATACAGAGATAAAAAACAACAATATGGCGCACTTGATCAAAGATATATAGAATTATATAAATTAGCTCAAAAAGGTTTTGAAGCACCAACTGGTTTAGTATCAGAGTTTCTAACACCATTCGAAAAAGTATTTTCAGAACTAGGCTTATCAGAAAAATATGAGGATCTTAAAAAAAATGTATCTGGCTTAGAAACTGGTCAAGATTTATCTGCTTCAGATAAAGTTGCTTTTAAAGATTTATTTTCTGCAGCAACTAAAGCAGCGATAGTTTCACAAGTTAAAGACTTATATCCAGCTTCTGATAAAGATATTCAAGTTTTGTTAAGTACAATTGGAGACGTAGGTACTAACCCACAAGCTTTAAGAAAACTTGTTGCTGCTCAAAAAGCTATGATGGAAATAAATGAAAAAATTCCAGAATTTGCAAAAACAGAAGCATTTACAAATAAAGACATAGAATTTGAATCTGTTGCAAATGAAAAGGCAGCACAAGCTTTAGCTAATGAACTTAAAGATAAAGTAAGTAGTGAATCTCTTGTAGAATTATTTGGTACAGCAGAAGAAGCAAATCCATTTAGAATTATAAACGCTTATTACTATCAACAACTAGCACCAGATTTTAAAGAAGGTCCTGTAGATTATTTTCAAACTTATAAAACAAGTCAAGTAAATAAAGAAATGCAAATTCAAGATATAATTCAAAATAAAATTAATGAAGATTTATTTAACAAAAAATAATGGCAGAGCTTTCGATACAACAAAAAGATGTTTACAATGAACTTATTGCTAATGGTCTTGATGAAAAAACAGCAGAGGGATTAGTTACTGGTGCAATAAATAAAGATGAATATCTAAGAGAAAGAACTACTAAACAACCTGTAAATACTAAAAAAGAAGCTCTTGCTCAAGAAGGTTTTGATTTTGATTTAATAGAAAACACTACTCAAAAAGTAAAACAAAAAACTGAAGATTTTGATGATCTAAACATTATGGGTTTAGATGAAACTCTTGGATATTACATGCCTGATAAGAGTGAAGTTTTCAATATGTATGGTATTAGAACTAATAAGGAAGCACCATCTGATGTTCGATATAAATTAAGTTTTGGACTTAATGATCCAGGTTTTCAAGTACAAGCAGCTAAAAAACTTTTAGCACAAAATCTTATTGACGAAGGTATGGATAAAGAAACCGTGGATCAATATAAAGATAAAATTGTAGTCAAGAATCAATCTGTAGGTGCAGGTAACGATCAATATCAAGGTTTAGTTTTTTCTATTCCTAAAGAATTAGGTGGTGATGGTTATTTATATACATTTAACAGACCGGGTTTTGATACTTCTGATTTACAAGGATTTGCTGGAGATGCTGCAGTTATTACAGCAAGTATAGCTGGAGGAACAATAGGATCTGGTTTTGGTCCTTATGGAACTGTTGGTGGTTCAGGATTTGCAGCAGGTACTGCAGAATATTTTAGATTACAAACTGGAAGAAAATATGGAATGTTTGATGATATGACAGAGGAAGAGTTTGATAATCTTGCATTTAATCAAGCTATTAAAGTAGGAGCTATTGATGCTGCTGCTACAGCTTTATTTTTACCACTAGCTAAAGTTATTAAACAACAAGTATTTATGGTTGGATCAGATAGATTATCAGGAGATACAGTTGGTAAATTTATAAAATCAGGCGGATCTCTAGATGAGGGTATGTCTAAAACTATAAATGATGCAAAAAAAGTTTTAATGAATGCTGGAGTAGATGAAAAAGCTGCTGATGAATATATTGCAATAAGTGTTGCTAATGCTATTCCCGAATCAGGAATTATTACAAAGGGCGGAGTTGCAGAAAAAGCTTATGTTAATGCATTAGAATCAGCAAATAAAAGAGTACAAAATTTAGATATAGAAAAGAAAATATTAAAAACTACAACAGGTCTTGATGATATAGATGCTAAAACAAGTGACAACATTGTAGAAAATATTAGAAAGAATGTAAAAAATATTAGAGAAGATGAACTATTTGCATCTGATAAAGGTGTTAGAAATTCTTTTGCTAATATGCAAAAAAATAAAGACAATATATTTAAAACACCTGAAGTAAATCAAATTGATAAAATGGGAATAGTATTTAATGAAGTAAATGAAAGAATAAATTCAAGATTAGGTATACTTCAACAAAAAATTATATCTGCTGGTAAAAAAAATCAATTTAAAGTTGACATAGAAACTAATGAAATGAATAAAGTTTTAAGAAATATATTTAATGAATATGATTTAACTGCTAAGAAAAAATTACCTAAAGAAATACCTACAGGTAAAAAAGCTAGAGCTCAATATGAAAAACAAAAAATGATGAATGAATTTGTAGATTTTTTAGATCAAAATGGAGGACAATTTGGATTAGTAAAAGATCAGTTGAAAATTTTAAAAGGCGGTGTTAACAGCATGGAAAATTTAAGTTTTAATAATGCTTTAGCAATTAGACGAGCTTTAAGAAATTTAGATCAAGCAGAGATGTTACCAAAAGGTTCAGCAGATGCTGTAAGAAAATTAAAAGGAGTTTTTGATGATGCAATAGATGATGCTGTTTCAGGTAATAAAAACACAAAAGCTTTAATAGATGAATATGATGATTTATTATTTAATTATAAAAATAGTTTTTTAAGTAGATTAGCAGATGAAATTGGATATGGTCCTAAGCCACAAGTAGTAAGGAAAGCTTCTCTTACTGGTACTGGTAAAAGTGTATTTGATCAAATGATTGATTCTGGTAAAGAAGGTTTAAATAATGCTGAAAGATTAGGTAATTTAATAAATATGAAACAATTTAATTTTTCACAATTAAATAAAATTAAAGGTTCTTTATATCAACATTATTATGACAATGTTTTACCTAAAGCTGTTGGTGAAAAAGGTAAAATGACACATAAAGCTTTTATTGATAAGTATGGAAAAAATTACAGATTAATTTTAGGTGATGATTTATATGAAAAATTTTCTAAAAGTAATCAAACAGTAGTAGAATTGTATGACAATTTAGTAAAACAAAACGCTGATATAGTAAACACAGTTTCAAAAGAATTACCATCTTTAAATGTTAATCTTTTAGATAAAGGAACAGGTACTGCTATAGCAGATGAAATATTTAGATTAGGAGATAGATTTGATATTACTCCTTTAATAAAAAGATTATCAAGACAATCAAATCAATTAACAACTGATATAAGAAAACTTTATTTACAAAAGATGATGAATAGTGTTAAGACTAAAGTACCAGGTACTAATTATAGAGGTCTTAATGGAAATTTATTAGATGATTTTTTAACTGAAAATAATGGTGTTTTAAATAGTTTATATGGTAAAGAGTTTGTAGATTCATATAGAAAAATTGCAAAAGTTTTAAAATTAGTTCAAGAACCAGAATTAGCAGGAGCAGGTAAAGAAGGTTTAACTGCAGCGGCAAATAAAGCAGGTTTATTTATAGATATTTTTGCTGGTCCTCTAAACCACAAAAGATTAATTGTTAATAGATTAGGTCGTATATACGATGGTATGAATTTAGGCGGAGATAGCCTTAGATTATTAAGTGATTATAGGTTATTTACAGAAGGAGTAAAAAAACAATATCTAGCTGGTAATTATCCAAGATGGTTAGATACTCTTGGTAAAAGTAAAAAACCTAAAGATAAAGCTCTTTTTAAAAGAGTGTTACAAGCTTTACAACCACCTAGAAAATTATACGATTTAAAAAGTAATCCATTATATGCTAAAGAATATATGGAAGATAAAATTACAGAAACAGTCCAAGGACAAGATGTTCCTCCAGGTTCACCAGATGTATTTACACCAATAGATGCAGTTGTTAATAAAATTATTGGAAAAACAGGTGCAACTGTACCTAAATACTTAGATAAAAATTTAACTCCTAAAATAGAAAAATTAATTAGAGCCTTTAAATTAGGTGGTAAAATTCAAGACAAAGATTATGAAAGAGAAGAATTTGAAAAGAAACTTGAAAAATAGTACAGCACAAGAAGCGCATACTAGATTAGATAGTCACGAAAAATTGTGTCGTATTATGCAAAAACAAACTCACGATAAAATAGAAGGATTAGCAAATCAAATTGCTAGATTGGAGAAGATATTAATTGGAGCAGCGGGCCTTATAATAACTGGTCTTGCTACAGCACTGCTTCATTTATTAAGTGCGTGATTAAAAAAAATAAAGGTTGTCTTTGTGAAAATTTAGCAGTAGTCTGGTTAC